TAATGTCTTACGCGGGAAGCACAAACAAGACCGTACTTTCTGAAGCCGCTAACGATAAAAACGGGAGCGGCATAGTCAATAGATTAGTTGGATTATGGCGTAACACTTCAGCAATTACCAGCATTACAGGAACCACTTTTGCTGGCACTTTGACTGGAACTGCCACCCTCTACGGAATAAAGGCGGCCTAAATGCCAACACCTACTTATGTCGCTATTGCTAAAACAGTTTTGACGACGACTCAAAGCAGTATTACCCTTAATTCAATACCTTCAACTTATACAGATTTACTTTTGGTTGTGAGCGCAAGGAATGATTCCGCAAGCGTAGGTATTCAAAATATAAGATTAAGACCGAATAATTCTACCTCTTTAGTTTATTCTTTTACTATTGGTTATAGCAGCCCCCCAAATGGGGCTAGTACCAATAGTAGTGGAAACAACAATATAAATATATACGGAAATCCTGGGGGCAGCACAACTGCTAACACTTTTGGTAACATTGAAATATACATTCCCAATTACACTTCTTCCACAAATAAACCAATTTCTTATACGTCTGTTGGAGAAAATAACGACGCTACAATGACTTTTGCCAATGTTATTGGGGCTGGCTTATGGTCGGACACAACAACAATTAGTTCAATCGTTTTGCAGAGTTCTTCAGGCTCTTTTGTCTCCGGCTCACGCTTTGACCTATACGGCATTAAGAATAGTTAAGGAGAAGGAATGACCAAACCAACCAAACTCATCGTGGATTGCTCTACTGGCGAGCAGACCGTCGTTGAATTAACCGACGAGGAAATTGCTCAACTGGAAGCTGATCGTGTAGCTGCTGAAGCACAGCGAGCAGAGCAGGAAGCAGCAGAGGCAGCCAAGGCACAGACCAAGGCATCTGCTCTTGCGAAGTTAGCCGCACTCGGATTGACCGAGGATGAGGCTAAAGCCATCGCTGGCTAATGAGCCTACTTACTGGCAACTGCACCACCGAAGACCTCCCCTCGTGGGAGGATTTTGTCGACCCTATAGATCCTGATAAGGAGAATAATGGCCTACGGCTCCGACATCACTGAGGGTGGCGAATACGCAGAGATCGCGTTCTCGCTCTCTAACCCCAACTTTGCGGCTTCGCTGTATACACCTACCGACTACGCCTATGACGTAGCCATCAATGGTTTGCCATTCTTCCTTATGAACAGCGATCAGAACCCGTATCGTCGAGTGACCGCTAAGTATCGTAAAGATCAATTCGATCAGACCCGTGAGGCAGGTGAGCAGTCGCTCACCGGATGGTGGTTCCGATCCCAGTCATCCTTCCATCTAGGCGCTGGTATCAAGTACTTCGAGCCTGCTCAAGATGAGTCTTTGCGCTTCCAGTACACCGAGTCCAAAGGACTTGATGTATGGACTAAGGGGCAAGCAACGCTTCTCAATACCACCGTCAGGGCGCTTTCGAGCGCCAATACTCCATTGATTATCGGAGCTAATGATGGCACCAATGATTGCCTTGTAGTGGCAGACGGTACTGCTTTGAAGAAGATCACGATGAGTAGCGATACTCCGACCTCATCGACCTACACTCAGGCAGGTGCTGCCTCGACAATCTTTGACCTCACCACCGATGGAACCCGCTATTGGTTTATCAATACCACCCACATCCATCGTGGCAATATTGGTGGAGCGACTGGGGATACTGAAATTTACAACGCTTCCAGTACTACTACCGCCCGCATCAAGTACGTCAAACAACGCTTGATTGCAGCGGTCAATAACGCATTACGAGAACTAGATCCTGCACATACTGGCGGAGGCGCTATGCCTGCCGCTTTCTATACCCATCCACAGACTGACTGGACCTGGACGACTATCTCTGAAGGTCCACAAGCGATTTATGTAGGCGGCTATAGCCGCAAGAACTCCTCTATCTACAAGATTACTCTTGATCTTACCACTGCCAACTCCCTTGGCTTTCCAGACCTCAATGTTCCTACGGTTGTTGTTGATCTTCCTGAAGGTGAAATCATCAACACCTTCGATACTTACCTTGGTATCTATGCGGTTCTTTGTACCAACAAAGGGGTGCGCGTAGGAATTATGAATGACGCAGGAGATGTCTCCTATGGACCTTTGCTCTTTGAAGTGGAATGTACTGATGTCGTATTCCGCGACAAGTTTGCCTATGTAGCCACTACAGTCGATGGAGAATCCGGTCTAGTTCGCATCGATCTTTCCACATCCGTTGTTGCTAACAGCTTAGTCTTTCCCTATGCCTGGGATGTTTACGCCTCTGGCGAAACAACCACCAGCAACTCTACTGCCTTCCTGGGCGCAACCGATCGGGTTGCTTTCTGTGTTCCAGGAGATGGTGTATGGATCGAATCTTCTAGTACCAAAGTTACTACCGGATATCTACAGACTGGCTATATCCGTTACAACACACTTGAAGATAAAATCTTTAAGTTCATTATTCCACGAGTGGACACAGAGAATGGTGCCTTCACAGTATTTTCTATTGCAGAGACTGGCACTGAATACGATATCGGTGGCTATGCTCAAAATACAACAGCCACTGAACTAGGAATCCCTTACCCTACCGGTACCCATCAGTACCTTGGCTTCAAGTTTACCTTGAGCCGATCCTCTACTGACAGCACTAAGGGACCACTTTTTACCGGATACCAACTCAAGAGCTTGCCTGCCGTACTGCGTCAACGATTGATCCAATACCCACTTGCCTGCTACGACCACGAGAGCGATTCGCTCAACAATGAGGTCGGCTATGACGGTCGAGCCTTCGACCGTTTGAGTCAGCTAGAGGGTGTGGAAAATATTGGGGATACAGTGCGTGTGCAAGATTTCAGAACCGGTGAATCCTTTATCGGTCTGATAGAAGAGATGGATTTCCGAAACGTCACTCCTACCGACAAGCGCTTTAGCGGGTTCGGCGGAGTCCTCACTATTGTCATAAGGACGGTATAAATGTCTACTGCTGATTGGGCTGGTCTTGTAGTCTCGATTATTACTATCGCCTCTGCTTTTCTTATGTCAATACGATGGCTGGTCAAGCATTACCTCAATGAACTTAAACCCAATTCTGGCAGCAGCCTTAAGGATTCCGTCGTGAGATTAGAACGACAGGTTGAAAAGATTATGGACATACTTTTGGAGCGCAAATGATCCCATTAGCACGAGTTGCACAACCGGCCGCTATAGCGGTTCTACGGCAGGCTACAGCCATTAGCCCCAAGCGCAAGAAGGCATCGGATGGGTTACTCCCATCAAAGGCCCACATCAAGCAGAATCCCAATTCTGACCATAACTCAGGATTTGCCTGCGATCTTACCCACGATCCGGCAAATGGGATAAACTGTAAGGAACTCTACGAAAGGTTACAAGAGGACAATCGTGTCAAATACCTCATCTTCCAAGGCAGGATCTGGTCGCCGGAAAAAGGCGACAGGGAGTTCGGTGGCTACGCCCACCCGCACCACCTCCACATCAGCATTAAAGAAACGAAAGGCCACGACACCAGCCCGTGGTTCCCGTGGCTCGGCAAAGCCAAAGCCACCAACAAGATCAAAGCGAAGCTCAACAAAAAACCCAAGAAAGAGGTCCGTAATGACTAAGGAGAAGGCAGTTCAAATGCTCCATTCCTACCTACGGGCAGGAGCAGCAGCCGCTATCGCTATGTATATGGCAGGCGAGACAGATCCCAAGACCTTGTGTTGGGCTTTTGTTGGAGCCGTAGCAGGACCAGCGCTCAAGGCGCTGGATAAGACCGCAAAGGAATTTGGACGAGGTTCTAAGAAGTAGTTTCCTGCGAGGCAAATGGGCGATCCTAAACGGGGTCGCCCTCTTTTTTTATTTTCTGGACAAGTTGAATATCTTCTTCAGCAAGCCAATTCATCAACTTCTGGGCCATTAACTGTGGCGGATCAGGCAGTGAATACCCATAGTATTTCCAAAGGATTTTTGCAAAGGTGTTACGAGGTTCTAGTTCCATTTATCCCTCCCCTACGGAACGGCTAGGCGCGTCAGCGCCGTTCCTACCCCACCCTTGATTGATCCCTTATCACTCGCTTACGCTCGTAGTATACACATCTCCGCTACGGACACGCCGAAGGCGTGTATCAATTCTTGCTTTTGTCAGTGGACAAGAGTACCTTTGGAACCAAGGAGGAAGAATGGATATAGTTCAAGAGCTAATACTCGCGCTCCGCAACAAAGATGCGTCGCGCAGTAGAAGCGTACAGACTCAGATCGGACCGTCAGAACTCGGCGGTTGCTCTCGTAAAGTCTGGTTCCGCATTAACTCTCATCCGGTCACTAACGAGAATAACCTCAAGTTGGCAGCGATTATGGGTACTGCGATTCACACTGAGATCGAAGCCGCGCTTACGCGCATCGATCCAGAACATAAGAGATTCTGGTTGGAAACAGAAGTCGAGTACGGCGATATGAAAGCTCATATCGACTGCTACCTGCCAGATGAGAAAATGATCGTGGATTGGAAGACCATCAAGACCAAGACTGCTGGTTACTTCCCGTCTACACAACAGCGTTGGCAGGTTCAGGTATATGCCTATCTAATGATCCACGGCGGGGGAAAACCTGTGGATAAAGTCGCACTGGTTGCGATTTGCAGAGATGGGGATGAGCGTGATGTAATCCTCCACGAAGAACCCTACGATGAACAGATTGCGTTAGAAGCCTTTGCTTGGTTAAAGCAGATCAGAGAATCTGAAACCGCACCGGCAGCAGAAAAAGATGCGATGAGTTATTGTCGGTTCTACTGTAACTACTACGATGAGTCTGGTGAGATCGGATGCGCTGGTCTAAAAAAAGTAGACGCACCTATGGTGCGGATAGCTGAGAATCACGCTGACGTAGTAGCACGAGAATACTGGAGCATTGACCAGGAGATTAAACTTTTGACCAAACGTAAGGATGGTTTGAAGGATCAACTGGAAGGGTATCTCGGAGAAACCAATAGCGGATTCCAGATTACTTGGACCCCAATAGCTGGCAGGAAAACGGTAGATAGCGCAGAAGTCGAAAAGACGCTAGGTTATATACCATACAAAGTAGGAAAAGAATCCCTACGCTTGGATGTAAAACACAATACGAATGAAGGAGAAGAAGCAAGTGGCATCGAATAATCCCAACACCAAACTCCAGGTCAACTTCAAGTTGAGCAACGGAGATCTGATCAACGTCTATGCAGATACGCAAGAGGAATTGGAAAAGGGTTTGACCTCTATCCAAGATCTCTCGACCTTGATTTCAAGTGTTTCCCAATCACTCAATGGCGTAGCTCGCGTCATTGATATCGCAAAGGTTGCAACTAGCGCACCTGCTGCATCAACAGCAGGACCACACCAGAACGCAGATACCGTCACCACTATCGCTGGCGGCCAAATCGAAACTGTTACCGATCGTTACGGCAACATCTGGACTTACGGGTTGATGGAAGCACCAGACCTGCCCGATGGACGAGGCAAGTACGCTAAGAAGCGTGGAACCTCTAAGCAAGGTAAGCAGTATGTCGGTTGGTTTGATCCTGCGAAGGGACCTAAACCATTCAAACCTGGAGCCGTTGAGGCAGAAACAATCTGGGCTAAAG